CGTCCTTCCTCTCTCCAACACAGTCCAAAGTTCACCAGGACAGTCCATTTACAGTCCGACCTGATCCAGAACAGTCCTAATGGCAGCCAAAAGATCCCAAGCGCTACGAGGGGCAACTGAGCCAAGGCTTCACAGCCCTTACTTAAAGGGCGCTTCTAAGGTTGACGATGTAATTGAGTTAGCCAACCTAATCCAACTGCCTTTATTGCCTTGGCAGGAGTTCGTACTCCGCGACATGCTGCGCGTGGACAAGAAGGGTAACTGGATACGCAAAACTAACCTGCTGCTGGTAGCCCGGCAGAATGGCAAAACTCATCTGACTCGTATGCTCATTCTGGCTCATCTAATCAAGTGGGATAGCAAGAACATCATCATTGCTTCATCTAATCGCTCCATGGCACTCGATACATTCCGCCAAGTAGCCAATGTCTTCGAGGGCAACTTAGCGCTTATGGATCTGGTCAAGCAGATCCGATATGCCAACGGCACAGAGTCGATCGAGATGAAAGACGGTCGCAGACTTGATGTAGTAGCAGCAACAAGAGACGGAGCGCGTGGTCGCTCAGCCGATGCGCTGTTCCTTGATGAAATCCGAGAATGGTCAGAGGACGGATACCGAGCAGCGATGCCGGTAACTAGAGCCAGACCTAATGCTCACACTTTTCTAACTTCTAATGCTGGCGATGCTTTTAGCGTTGTCTTAAACGAGCTGAGAGAACGAGCGCTAGATAACCCGCCTAAATCTTTCGGGTTCTACGAATACTCAGCGCCACAGTATTGCAAGATAGATGATCCTAAAGCATGGGCGCTAAGTAATCCTGCGCTTGGTTATCTAGTCACAAAAGAGACGCTAGAAGAAGCGGTTGCAACCTCACCAATAGAAAACACCCGCACAGAGTTGCTTTGCCAGTGGATCGACTCCCTAAGCAGTCCTTGGCCGCATGGCATCCTTGAAGAGACATCCAACAGCGAGTTGCAGATCCCGCCAGGTGGATACACAGTTTTTGGGTTCGATGTCTCACCTTCTCGGCGCAATGCTTCACTCGTTGCCGGTCAGATATTGCCAGACGGCAAGATCGGCATAGGAATATTGCAGACTTGGGAGAGCGCAGTCGCAGTCGATGATCTAAAGGTGGCTGCAGACATAAAGGCTTGGTCGGATCAGTACAGACCGCGCCAGATCTGTTACGACAAGTACACAACCCAGTCAATAGCCGATAAGTTAGCCAATGCGGGTTGCATAATTCAAGACATATCAGGGCAGCAGTTCTATCAGGCTTGCGGAGACTTGTTAGACGGCTTGGTTAATCACCGCGTAGTCCATAACGGCCAAGCGAACCTAATTCAGCAGATGAATAACTGCGCAGCTAAAGTTAATGACTCTGCTTGGCGTATCGTTAAAAGAAAATCGGCTGGAGATGTCTCAGCGCCTATTGCTTTAGCAATGGTGGTCTCAATGTTAATGAAACCACAACAGGTAGCGGCTATTTACACCGAATGACCTACATCTAGTGTATAATTGACCCCTATGGGTATCTTCTCGCGTAAGCCGCTAATCGTTGAAGCACAAGCTGCGCCGCAGGTAATGGGCGAGAACTTACCCTCACTTTATAATGCAATAGCACTCCGCGTATCACGCAAGGACGCAATGAGTGTGCCTTCTGTCGCTCGCGCACGTAACTTAATCTGCGGTACTGTCGCATCTATCCCGCTTGAGTATTACAACAAGCGCACCGGCGAAGTAATGGCCGCTCCTCGTTGGATTAACCAACTTTCAAAGAACCAGCCTTCTTTCGTCACGATTAACTGGATCGTAGATAGCCTACTGTTTTACGGCGTTGCTTATCTTCGCGTAACCGAACGCTACGCAGAGGACGGACGTCCAGCGGCATTTGAGTGGATCGCTAACACTCGCGTAACTTACACAACTGATCTTGAAGGCATAATGATTACGCAGTATTACGTTGACATTCAGCCGATCGACATGAACGATATAGTAACCATTCAAGGCTTAGACGAAGGCGTGTTAGAACGCGCTGGTAAGACTATTCAAGCCGCTATCGATATTAACCGAGCAGCTTCTATCTCTGCCGCAACTCCCATGTCGAGTGGGATATTGAAAAATACTGGCGCGGATTTGCCACCTGCTGAAGTTTCAGGACTATTAGCAGCTTGGAAGCGCAGCCGTCAAAATAACTCGACGGCATATCTCACTAGCACGCTTGAGTTCCAGTCCACACAGTTCTCACCAAAAGACATGATGTATAACGAAGCAATTCAGAACCTATCAACTGAAATTGCTCGCGCCATGAACGTGCCAGCGTATTACTTGAGCGCTGATCAAAACACGACAATGACTTATGCGAACGTTCAAGACGAGAGATCTCAATTTTATGCACTAAGCATCGAACCCTATGTACAGGCAATACAGACGCGCCTCTCAATGGACGATATTTCAACTGCAGGGCATGAAGTTCGCTTTAGCGTGTTTGACACCTTCTTGAAAGATGATCCTTTGGTTGAACTTCAGGTTATTGAGAAGTTGCTAACTCTAGGACTTATTACAACTGAACAGGCTATGGAAATGACGGACTTAACTCCTAACGGAAGCGAAGGCATCTAATGGAAACCCTTTACATCGAGGCTGCATCTATCGAATGCAGCGAGGAACGCCGCGAAATCTCAGGCAAGATCGTGCCAATGGGTTCAGGCGAAATCGGTAACACTAATCTTGGCGGCGTAGTCTTTGAAGCAGGAAGCATCGAGATAGATGACCCTTCTAAGATCAAATTGCTGTCACAGCATGATGTTAAGAAGCCTATCGGGCGCATGGTTACTGCAACAGTCCGACCAGACGGCATCTACGCAACTTTTAAACTAAGTCGCTCAACAGGTGGCAATGATGCACTCGTTATGGCGCAAGAAGGACTCGTTAGCGGGCTGTCTATCGGTGCAGAGATTATCGCATCAGCACCGTCTCGCGCTGGACACACAGTTGTCACAGCAGCGAAGTTAAAAGAAGTTTCTCTAGTAACTGAACCGGCTTTTAAGTCTGCTCAGGTTCTAGAGATCGCAGCAGAGGAAATAGAAACCCCTGTTGAACCAAACACACAACCAGAAAGCGAGGCGGTCGTGGAAAATACTCCAGACACCGTAGCAGCACCAGAAGTTGAGGCAACGGCTGTTGAAGCCGCACGCGCAACTGTTCCAGCAATGGCTTATGCAAAAGAGCGCGTTGCACCAATTTCATCAGCACAATACCTAGAAGCATCTATCAAGTCTGCTCTAGGCGATGACGAAGCACGCCGCACAGTTCGTGCAGCAGATGACTCAACATCAACAAACACAGGTCTAACACTTCCAACACACCTTAACTCATTCATCACAGACACCTTCTCAGGCCGTCCAGCGTTTGATGCAGTTACTCGTCAGGCGCTAGTTGAGTCAGGCATGTCCTTTACAGTTCCACGCCTTTACACAAACGCTTCATCAGCAGACACAGCACCAGCAGTCGCAGATGTTAACGAAGGTTCATCTGTAACAGATACAGGCATGACTTCTGCTTACGATACAGTTTCAGTTAACAAGTTTGCCGGTCTAAACCGCGTTTCATGGGAACTCATCGACCGTTCATCTCCAGCATTCATGGAACTGCTTATGGCAGAACTTCGCAAGGCTTACGAGTCAGCAACAGACAAGGCACTTATCGCCGCGTTCACAGCAAACGGAACTCAGGCAACTTCAGTTGCTACAACAGCAGCAGGACTTCAGTCATTCATCTCTGTAGAAGGCGCAGCCGCATACAAGGGAACTGGCGGAGACTTCGCTAACAAGTTGGTTGCATCAACTGACCAATGGGCTGCTATCTCAGGATACGCAGACACAACAGGCCGCGCACTTTACTCAGCGCAAGGCCCAACAATGAACGCATCAGGCGCAGCAGGCGTTGCTTCATCAACACGCGGCAACATTCTCGGAACTGATCTCATCGTTGATCACGACATCACAACATCAGGACTAATCGA